CACTTACACTATTGAACCAAACAATTCAGATGATCGATTATCTCATTTTATGGACGAATATGTTGAATTCGTCAGCTTTAACTTATACGAAATCTTCCCTAAAGAATATGACGCGAAAATTGCGGATGCGGTTTTAGAGCTATTTAGAAAACGAGATAGTATAGATGTATTCAATAAAAAGGCACTTTACATTTATATTCACGAAATGATCCCAGATGCCAAAACCCCTAAAATTACTAAAATAGCAGGTATATTATACGAGGTATTTAAGAAAAACTACCTGTTTTATTTGGAAGAAGGATATATGAGTTTCCAACTCTCGTAGTTGTTTATATTTATAAAAAACAATACATATGAGTAATTTAGAATCAAACGTATTTGGCAAGAAAAAATTCTCAGACATTCTTAAGGAAATTTACGAAAACCAAAAGAAAAAAGAGACCCAAATCACAGCTTTGATAGGTGAGTTAAAACCGCTTATTAATGACATTGGTGATGCTACTTTGATTGTTCCTTTAATCAAGGAATATATGGAACTAGGTATCAAAAATGATGAGCAACTAATTAAAATGGCTACTATCATCCAACGTGCCCTAGCTACTGGTAAATCAGAAGATGAAGGGTTTGGAATGACTGAGGATGAAAAAGCACAATTGTTATCTGAGGTTAAAAAATTCAATCCTAAAAATTTTAATTCTAAGAAAAAACAAAATGGAGAAATCCTTGTAAGGGTTAATGATATTATCTTAGATGAAAACCATGCCCAATATAACTCTAATCAAGGATTAAATCAAATAGGAACTATAATAGGTAATAAAGCTAATTTTGATGGAACTATTGAAAATCAAATTATAAGAGCTCGTCCATCATTTAGTGCTGGATCAAAATATCCTACAGTAAATGAATATGTAAAAGCTTGGAAACATATTACTCCAAATGAACCAGCTGGTTCTTGGGTTTATGGTGAAGTAGTTCCTGTGTGGGGAATGCTTTCTCCGAATGTTAGCCCGTATCCTATCAATACTACTAGTTTATTACCTCCCTCCCAACAATTAGATTATACACAGATTGAAGCCGGCGGAGTAAATATAGTGGATAATGAAGTTCAACAAATTCAATTAAATTCTCCTAACAGTATTAGTCAAGCAACATTTGTTGAACGTTCAAATATCCACCCATTAATGCCTTATATGGGTGATGTCATATATGAAGGTAGGTGGGGAAATAGTATTAGATTAGGAAGTACAGCTAAATCAAAAAGTATTTTTGCTAATCCTTGGTCCCGCTCAGGTACAAATGGAGATCCTATTACTATCATTAGAAATGGTCAAAATAGAAATGCAACAGAATTTGGTGCTGAACCTATTGTTGAAAATATTAAACAAGATTTATCTTCTATTTATTTAACTTCAACCCAATCACTCCCTTATGACCTTTCAGGTCTTCAAGCTATTCCATATCAGTCATATACTAATACTGATGTCCCTAAACCAGTAACTCCTTCCCAATTTATATCTCCCCAAATATTACTTAATTCAGATAGAATTGTAATAGATGCTCAATCTAATGATGTGTTAATTGGAGCCAATAGATCAATTGGATTATTTGGGGGTACTAGTATTAATATTGAATCCGGGCAAATTAATATGTCTGCTAATCAAATTAGATTAGGAGTAAGCTCTACAAAAGATAAAATGCAACCCGTATTAAAAGGAGATGATACTGTTAAAGTTCTTCTTCAATTAACAAATATACTTCAAGGTATATCTGAAATACTTAAAGTAGCTCAAATATACCCTCAAGGTGTTTCTATCCCTGATACTGCATCTTTAATAATTTCAGGCCAAGCTTTAGCTACTTTAGAAGAATTAAAAAAATTATTAGAAGATCAAACCAACGGTATTAAATCTAATTTTGTAAAAACTATTTAAATGGGGGGATATAATTTAAAACAGATACCAAATGGAAGTGTACCTAATTATAATAATGTAATTAATGCATTTCAAAACGATTCTTCTTTATTTGATCTTACAAAGCAAACTGACTTAAGATCTTTAATATTTGGTATAACACCTAGATTAATTGCTTTATCTCAAAATATAGTTGAAGATTTTATTCAAGTATCTCAATCTCGAAATTTACCTTTATCTTTAGAAGAAGCTGAATTTGATTTAAATAAAGATGGAGTTTTAGATAATGAAGAAAAACAAGAATATGAAAAATCAGAATTAATAAATACTTTTACATCTTCATTAAATACTATATATTTTTCTAAATTTGGTTTTACTACTCAAGATTTAATTGATTTTAATAATTTATCCCGAAAAGATAAAAGAGAAACTATTTCAATTTATGTTAAAAATCAAGCTACTGGAAGTTCCGAATACCAAAATATCTCAGCCTCAGTAGAAATAATTGATCGAATAATTCAATCTCAAATAGCAGCTGGAGAAGAATTATTTAAAATATTAAAATCTAATAAATTAAAAACTGTTAAAGGTAAAATATATGATAGTACTTCTAATACTCCTATAAAAGGAGCTAAAGTAAAATTTTTTTCACCTGATGGAGAAGATTTTGATTACTATAACGCTATTAGTGATAGAAAAGGTAGATTTAAACTTGAAATCCCAAAAATTTCAGATGGTATTTTATCTGCTACACCTTCTTTACCTCAAACCGAAAATCCCCAATTAGTAACTATTAATGGAGATATTATGATTCCTGAGGGAGAAGATCCTTTAGGATTTACTGTTTATGTATCTGATATAGATGGTACTCCAACAACTCCTCTTTATCAAATTTTTCCTAAGAAAAAAGAAATTACTGTTATAAATCCTATTTTAAATTCAATAGGTCAAACAGTAGAACAAACCTCAACTATTAGATATATCCCCGGATTCTCTAATTTTTCAGTTCCACAAGATTTTAAATATTTAACTGCAAAAAAAATTGGAACTAATTTTAAACAAACTTTAGAAGGAAATACAATTTCATATTCATTTGATCTTGAATACTTTAGATCAATAGTAGACGCTGTTAGTATTAATACTAATCAAAATAAACCTAATACTATTCTTATTTCAGCCAATCTCCCGGGATCAATATACGAACCTGTTGAAGTTGTTCCTTATAAAGGAAATGGTGATATTAAAAGAGATTTAGGAATTATAACATTAAATCCTATAAATTTAGATACGAGGCAATTAATGATTGATGCTTTGTCTCCTGATAAAGATCAAGCTCAAAAATTAGCACAAACTAAAAAGGATTTAAAATATTATGCTCAAGAAAAATTAAGTCAATTAGAAATTGAACTTAAAAAAACAGCAATTCCATTTTGTTTAATATTGATCTCATCTTTTGGAGTAACTAAAGTAAATGAATTAATAGCTGAAGGTAAAGAGAATTTAATAAATGAAATTAAATCTTGCCCTTCCCAGGAAGAAATTCTTGTTATAATTAGTAAGAAAAATAAAATAGTAAAACAATTAAATAATGCTCTTAGAGCTATAGAACGAACTAATAATGCTTTATCTATTACTTCTAGCGTTATAGATGTTTTAAATGCATCTTTATTAGTAATTAAAAATATTCCAATTCCGACATCAACTGGTGTTCCTGGTGTTCCTGGTATTCCTATTAATGTTATTAATAAAATCCAAGATATAATAGATAAAACAGAAAAAACATTAACAGTATTAAAAGGAGTAGATGTAGGATTAATAGCTATTTTAAGCATTTTACGCCAAACATTAGCTACAATAGTTCGATACCTAAATCTCCTAGACAATCTTATTCAAACATGCTCTCCAGATCTTACTCAAGAGCAACTTTCAACTGAATTAACTGCTTTAACTGTTCAACAATCAACTCAAACATCCCCTGTAGTTACAAATGTAAATGGATTTGAAATGGGGGTTGAAACCGAACCAACTACTAATTCATTAAAACGTAGAAGAGCTATTGCTCGTAATAAACAAAATGTAGTGATGTTAAAGGGAGAATGGTCATTTAGTTCAATAGATCAAATATTAATTGACGAATTAGTATTTTACATTCAAGTAAATAATTTAAAAGCTGACTAATTTAATATTTATAAACATATGAAAACCGACGGATTAAAAAAATTAATTAAAGAAGCTGTACGAGAAGCGATCCAAGAGGAATTAAAAGATATTCTTTTGGAAGCGGTTCGTACCCCAAAACAAATAGTTAGAGAATCTTACTCTCCAACTCCAGCAACAACCCCAAAACCAGCATATGCTCCACCCCCAGTAGATTTTAAAACAAAATATGCTGAGGTATTAGGTGAAACTGCTTTAAGTTTTACTTCACAAGATGCTGTTCCATTTAGACCTCAATCATCTGATCCTGTAAATGGTAATTTAGGTACAGGTGAATTAGGAATGGATCAAATTATGAATTTGTTAAATAGTAAATAATGGCATTTAGCCCCCAACAAATAGCTCCTGTAGATTTTGACGCAAGTGTTGCCGTTGGGGTTAATATTCCTTTTAGTGGTCCCGCTGTTTTTATTTCAAATTATCAAACAAAAGATGCGACTAAAAACAATCTCATCAATTTCTTCCTTACCAACCCAGGAGAACGCCCATTAAACCCATTATTTGGAGGTGGATTGAGAGAATTTATATTTGAACAAATTACTGAAGATAATTTAAATTTTTTAAGGGAAGATATAAATGATAAACTCGCAATATACTTTCCTAATATAATAATTGATGATTTAACAGTTACTGGACAAAGTGATACAAATCAAATAACTGTAACTTTGAAATATTCTGTATTAAACACTTCTATAAACGATACTTTAGAAATACAATTTTAATAAATGGCAACCTCTAAAAAAGACATAAAATATATTAACCGTGATTTTACTGATTTTAAAACACGATTAGTAGAATTTACACGTACATATTTCCCTAACACGTATACTGATTTTTCACCAACATCACCTGGTATGATGTTTATGGAACAAGCGGCATATGTAGGGGATGTTTTAAGTTTTTATTTAGATAATCAATTTCAAGAAGTATTTACTCAATATGCTCAACAAACAAATAATGTTTATGAATTAGCATATATGTTTGGTTACAAACCAAATGTTTCAACAGCAGCACAAACTGTAGTTGATTTTTATCAACAAGTTCCTTCTAAATTTGTTGGTGGTGTATATGTTCCTGATTATGATTATGCTTTAACAGTTAATGAAAATGTTACTGTAACTTCTCAAAATGGGATTTCTTTTATTGTTCAAGATAAAATAGATTTTTCTATTTCTAGTTCCCAAGACCCTACTTCAATTTCAGTATATCAAGTTGCTGCTAATAATCCACAATATTTTCTTTTAAAGAAAAGTAGAAAAGCATTATCTGCTACTGTTAATACTCAAACGTTTTCATTTACTGACCCTGTTCCTTTTAATACTATAACAATCTCAGCTAATAATTTCCTTAAAATTTTAGATATTGTAGATTCAGACGGTAATAAATGGTATGAAGTAGATCATTTAGGTCAAGAAATGGTATTAGATTCTATCAAAAATACCAATGTAAATGATCCAAATGCTAATGGAGATACACCATATCTTCTTCGTTTGAAAAAAGTTCAAAGACGTTTTGCTACAAAAGTAATTTCAACTACACAATTTCAACTTCAATTTGGTGCTGGTTCTCCAACAACTACTGATGAAGAAATTACTCCAAATGCAGATAATGTAGGTATTGGTTTACCATTTGAAAAAGATAAGTTAACAGCTGCTTATTCTCCTGTAAACTTTTTATATACTAAAACATATGGTATTGCACCATCTAATACTACTTTAACAATAAGATATTTAACTGGTGGTGGGGTTTCATCAAATGTAGAAGCTAATGCTCTAACTAGTATAACTCCTGGATTTACTCAATTTAGTCAAGTAAATCTTTCTCCTACTACAGCTAATTATGTTTTTACTTCCTTAGCCGCTAATAACCCAGCTGCAGCTGATGGAGGTAAAG